CGCGGCGCTGCCCGGTCGCACCAGTGGTTCTGGGACGGCAACGAGCACGTCGATCCCGCCAAGGAAGCGAACGCCCAGGCCACCCGCCTCGAGAGCCGGACGACGACGCTCGCACGCGAGTATGCCCGCCAAGGTCTCGACTGGGAGGCCGAGCTGCGCCAGATCGCCAAGGAACGCGAGCTGATGAGCACGCTCGGCATCGATACGGCCGCCGATCGCGCGGAACCGGCGGTCCCGGCCGGCACACAGGAAGCAGACGATGACGAAGACTGAGACGCCCGACATCCTGGCGTTCGACTGCGCCGTCGCGATCGAGGCCGCCGCCGCCCCGGCCGGCGACGCCGGCGAGGACACCCTCCCGAAGTTCTCGATGATCGCGTACACCGGCGGGCCGATCCGCACGCTGGGCTTCGTGTACCCGGTCGTTGTCAACCTCGACGGGATGCAGATCCCCACGCAGCGCCGGCCGGTGCGGTTCCAGCACTCGGCGTTCGAGGGCGTCGGGCACACCGAGCGCATCGCGGTCGAGGACGGCACGCTCGTCGCCGAGGGGCTCGTGTCACGCGACACGAAGGCCGCGCAGGAGATCGTGGCCAGCGGGAAGAAGGGCTTCCCGTGGCAGGCCTCGATCGGGGCCTCGGTCGATGAGATCGAGTTCATCAAGCGCGGCGTCTCGGTGTCGGTGAACGGGCGGAAGTTCAACGGGCCGGTCTACGTCGCCCACAAGACCACGCTCAACGAGATCAGCTTCGTCGACCTCGGCGCGGACCAGGAGACCCGCGCCCGGATCGCCGCACAGCACACGCAGGAGACCCAGACGATGGCGGATACCCAGAACAGCCACGACGACGCGGCGGCACCCACCGATGCATCGACGAAGGCCGCTTCCATCGAGGCGAGTCAGATCCCACTGACGAATCGCAACGACACCATCAGCGCCTCCGACCCCGCCGCGGAGATCGACCAGATCACGGCCCGGGCGCGCGCCGAGTCTGAACGACGCCAGCGCATCCAGGAGATGACGGCCGAGGTGCTCGCCCAGCGACCCGAGCTCGCCGACGATCTCGGCAAGCTGGCGCACGCCGCGCTCGAAGCGGGCTGGAAGCCGGACAAGTACCAGCTCGAGGTCATGCGCCTCGGCCGGTCGTACACCGGGATCGGCGGGCCGCGCCGCCAGGACGACCGGCTCGACGGCTCGGTCATCGAAGCGGCGATGTGCATGGCCGGCGGGCTGGAGCCGGAGACACTCGAGGCGCAGTTCTCCGAGCGCTCGCTCGACGCGGCCCAGCGGCAGTACCGCCACGGGCTCGGCCTGTGCGAGACGCTGCTCATCTTCGCGCAGGCCAACGGCTACCGGGGCTTCGGGCGCAGCGACCTCAAGGGGCTACTCCAGTTCGCGTTCGCCGACGTTCAGGCGGCGGGCCTGAGCACCATGAGCCTGCCGGGCATCCTCTCCAACGTGGCCAACAAGTTCCTGCGGGCCGGCTTCGAGGCGGTCGAGTCGACCTGGCGGGACATCGCCGCGATCCGCTCGGTGCGCGACTTCAAGCAGGTGTCCAGCTACTCGCTCACCGGCGGGTTCGTGTACGAAGAGATCCCGCCGGGCGGCGAGCTCAAGCACGCGACGGCCGGCGAGGCGGCCTACACGAACCAGGCCAAGACCTACGGCCGGATGTTCGGCATCGACCGCCGCGACCTGATCAACGACGACCTCGATGCGCTGACGGCGGTGCCGCGCCGGCTCGGGCGGGGCGGCGCCCTCAAGCTCAACGAGGTCTTCTGGAAGACCTTCCTGAACAACGCCGCGTTCTTCGCGGCGGGCAACGGCAACTACGCCGAGGGCGTGGACACCGCGTTCGGCATCGACTCGCTGACGCAGGCCGAGACGCTGTTCCTCGACCAGACCGATCCCGACGGGCACCCGCTGGCGGTGGCCCCGGTGATCCTGCTGGTCCCGAACGCGCTCTATGTCCCGGCGACGCAGATCATGAACTCGACCGAGCTGCGCGACCCGGCCTCGACCAAGAAGACGCCGGTGGCGAACCCGCACGCGGGCAAGTTCCGCCCCGTGCGCTCGAGCTACCTGAGCAACACGAACTACACGGGCAACTCCACCAAGGCGTGGTATGTGCTCGCGGACCCGAGCGACATGCCCGTCGTCGAGGTCGCGTTCCTCAACGGTCAGCAGCAGCCGACCGTCGAGAGCGCCGACGCGGACTTCAACAACCTCGGCATCCAGATGCGCGGCTACCACGACTTCGGCGTCGCGCTCCAGGAGCCCCGCGGCGGCGTGAAGCTCAAGGGCGAGGCGTGATCCGGTGAGTAACGCATGTCCCAGATCCCAGGAGATCCACCGACCGGCGGAGGCAACGGCTCGAACGGCCAGGAGACAGAAACCATGAGCGCTGTATTCATCCACGAGGGCAACTCGATCGACCACACGCCCGGGGCCGATGTCGCGGCGGGCGACGTGGTCGTGCAGGGCGAGCTCGTCGGCGTCGCCAAGCTCGACATCCCGGCGAACACGCTCGGGGCGTTGGCGGTCGCGGGCGTGTTCGACTTCCCCAAGGCCACGAGCGGCGGCAGCGCGATCACCGCCGGCGCCGAGGTCTACTGGGACGAGGCGGCCGGGGAGGCGACCACTGATGCCGCGGCGGGCGCGAACAAGCGGGTCGGGCGGTGCATCGCGGCGGCGGCGGACGGCGACGCCGTCGTGCGCGCCCGCATGAGCCAGTGAGGGAGCATCGTGGCCGACCTGCTCGAACAAGGCGCATCCTGGCTGGACGACCAGCGCCACGCGCACCTGACACGGACCGTGGTGTACGTGCGCGGGGCCGAGTCGGTCGAGGTGCAGGCCACGGTCGGCCGGACCGTGTTCGAGCAGGCCGACGAGTACGGCGTCGTGCACAAGACCGAGAGCCGCGACTACCTGATCCGCGCGGCCGAGCTCGTGCTCGGCGAAGTCGTGGTCACCCCGAAGCGCGGCGATCAGGTCCGCGAGACTGACGGTGCAAATACCTTCGTCTACGAGGTGCTTTCGCCCGGTGACGAGCCGGTGTTCCGCTACTCCGACCCGTACCGCAAGGCGCTGCGGGTCCACACCAAGCACACCGCCACGGAGGGCGCATGACCCCCACGAGCAACAACCCGCGCCGAGGTGCCCCGTGAGCGTCCTCATCGCCATCGCCGACGCCGTGGTCGACGCGCTCAACGCCGCGACTCTGAGCCAGCCGCTCGCCGCCGAGCGCCACTACCAGCCCGTCTTCGACCTGCCGGAAATGGACGAGCTGCACGTCTCGGTCGTCCCCAAGGGCGTCAAGGTGCTCGCCTCGAGCCGCAATCAGAACCAGCACGACTACGCGATCGACATCGGCGTGCAGAAGCGGATCGCCGACGACGCCGAGACCGACGCGATGGTGCTGCTGACCGAACAGATCGCCGACCACTTCCGCCTCGGCCGCGTCCAGGTCGACGGCGTCGGCAGCGTGCCCCTGCTCACCGTGGCGACCGATCCGGTCTTCGCGCCCGAGCACCTCACCGAGAAGCGCGTGTTCACCAGTGTCGTGACCCTCACCTTCCGGGTGCTGCGATGACCGGCGCCGCGATCGGCATCAGGGTCCGGACCCGCGCGGACATCCCCAGGGTGCTGCGCGCGGCCCGGCGGGCCAATATCACAAGCCTCGCCCACGCCGGCGCGTCGGTCCGGCTCACCGCCCGGCGCAGTATCCGCCAGAGCACACGCCCGTCCGACCCGGGCAGGCCGCCCCGCACGCGGCGCGGGCAGCTGCGCCGCTCGATCCGCTACGCCGTCGAGACGCATCAACAGCGCGTCGTCATCGGCCCCGGGTACCGCACCGTCGGCACGTCGGCGCGGGCGCACGAGTTCGGCGGGCGCTACCGCAAGCAGCGCTACCCCAAGCGCCCCTTCATGGGACCGGCGCTCGACAGAACACGCGACCGCCTGCCCAGGCACTGGGCCGGCTCGGTCAGGTAGGAGGCACAGATGGCCATCAAGCTCGGCATGGACGCCGTATTGAACTTCCAGACCGGCGGTGTCGCCGGCGGCGGCTCGTGGACCGAGCTGGCCAACGTCAAGGACGTCACGCTCAGCCTCGAGACCGGCGAGGCCGACATCACCACCCGCGCCAACGCGGGCTGGCGCGCCACCGTCGGCACGCTCAAGGAGGCCAGCGTCGAGTTCGAGATGGTGTGGGACACCGCCGACGCGGGCTTCACCGCCATCAAGGACGCCTTCTTCAACAACGCCGTCATCGGCCTCCAGGTGCTCGACGGCGCCGCCGGATCGGGCCTCGAGGCCGACTTCTCCATCACCAACTTCAGCCGCAACGAGCAGCTCGAAGAAGCGCTGACCGTCTCGGTCACCGCCAAGGTCACCTACGACGGCACTGCGCCCAGCTGGATCTGAACGGAGCACGCATGAAGACCTTCACCGACAACGCGGGGCGCACCTGGACGGTGAGCATCACCGTGGACGCGATCAAGCGCGTGCGGGGTCTGCTCGAGGTGGACCTGCTCGAGGTCGTCGGTGGCCAGCTCATCGACCGGCTGATCTCCGACCCGGTCCTTCTCTGCGACATCGTCTACGCGGTGTGCAAGCCCGAGGCGGACGCGCAGGGGGTCGGCGACGAGGACTTCGGGCGGGCGATGGCCGGCGACGCGATCGAGCACGCGACCACGGCGCTGCTGGAAGAGCTCGTGTCTTTTTCCCCGAGCCCGAGGGACCG